TTTCAGCTGCTTCTTGGTTTTTTTCTAAAACAAAACCTACGCCTTGTTTAATTGGTTTAGGTAAAACATTAGTAATAGTCCTAACACCAGCACCTAAAAATTTTAAAACAGGACCAACAATAGGATCTGCTTTGGCTGATGTAGTTAGATAATTACCAAATCTATCAATGCCTTGTTGTACAGGGTTTAATTTACCAGCAACTAAAAGTTTATCGTAAGATTCTTGAGATTGCTCTCCATAGTTTTCACCAGCCCATCGTTTGCCAGTTTTTTTGTTGACTAAACCTATTGGTTTTTCAATTGGCATAATTAATTAATATACTCCATAATTAGTTTTTCACGGAGTCTATTAACTCCAAATTTGTCTCTCATCCAACTAAGGACGGGTGTACTTCCTTTATCCTGATTACATCTGGTACAGGCGCATACAACATTTGTTGCGACATCTTCTCCGCCACGTGCGCGAGGATGAACATGATCGATAGATAGTTGACTAAGGTCATAGGTTTTTCCGCAATAGATACAAGTATGGTCAAAGTGTTCCTTAATAGAGCGTCTCCACAGACGCTTTGCTTCTGGTGAGGTCATGGCTATTAAGTTGTATAGGTAATCGTTAGGGGTAGGAAGTAGTGGGGTCATGCGCGTCCTTTACGTGCTCTGTTTTTTGATGCTGCTTCGAGGAATGTCTTTCCATTTTTCTTATGGGATACATCCTTGCCATCACCGTTACCGTAGGTTCCACGTTTACGGTTTTCTTTATTTAGTTTAGATCGTTTAGAGATCTGTAATTTAGAGCCATCATATTTCTTTTGATATGATTTATAGTTACCATTAGCGTATTTAGGTCCGCTATGATTAGAGCTTCGTGCCATATAGTCTCCGTTGTACAAGTTCAGGGTCAACAGTTGGCAATACTTTCGACAATTTATCTAGCGGGCTTTCAGCATATTGGACACCGCTAATGTCATTTGTTTTCAGCCAATCACAGGCTGCTTTGAGATCTTGAGTTGAGGCTTCTCCTGCTTTGATTCGAGCTAGGAATTCTTTCGTCACTAAATTATGAAGTTCATTAAATTGATCTTCAGTTGCTTTTTTCTTCATGCCACGGTGAGCGTATATGTAAAGGACCCATTTCAATTGGACCAGGGATAACCGGGTCTGGAGGTAGATGAGGTTTTAACGCCTCATCCACTGCTTCCCTAGCTCTTACTTTTTTGGTTTAACTGCACGAAGTGCTTGTAGCACTAGTTGAATTACACTATTTGATTTTAAAGGTGTCATTGCAATGACTTCTGAAGCTGCTGCAATGATGACCCACAGTACGGGGCTATTTAGGATTTCCATAAGTTCCATAAGTTAAAAATTTGTCTAGTTTGTCCTCTATGCGGACCATGTGTGTTTCGACTCTTTCCAGTGCGTTAGCAAACTCTTGCTTGCTTAGATAATCCTGTGCAACACGAAGTTCTACAGCATCAATTCGATTATCTACTTCACCAATTTTGGAGTGGAGTCTATTGGTTAGTATGACTAAGCCAGATACAAGAGCAACACCAGCTGATATTGCTGCTTCAATCATATTTGATAATTAGTTAGTTTACCAAGGTAGACCAGATGCTTTAGTAGGAGCTGCTTGCTCATCTAGTTGTGCTTGAAGGGCTGCTTCGATTTCAGCAACCTTTTCGTCACCACCAAGTGCTTCCTTCACCCAACCAACAACGGTCTCTTCAGTGAGATCAGCAAAAGGTATAAGGGTTTCGGGACGTTCAAAGCCGATTGAGCCGTAAGCACCTGCCTTATAAGTTTCGTCAGTAGCGTTTACAGTGTAGTGAGCAGTAAATACATAACCGTCAGCTGTTTCGCGGTCAAGTGAAGCGATTTTCCAAGTAGTAGTTGTAGCCATGATAGTTAGTTAGTTTTAATAGAGTGAATAATAAAAAAGCCTTGCTGTTACACAAGGCGGGTTGCCGGTAGGCGTGTAGTGAATAGGGCTAGTCTGCCTGGGTCACTTGACTTTGTAGAAGTCAGTCTGCGGTTTGTGCTCCTTGCAGATGTTGCACTGACGAAGCGCGGGGCATGTCGTCACCATGTGCTGATTGCGGTGCGCTTCCATGTATTCGTAGCAGTGCAAACGTAAATGTAATTAGCATCCCAGCAAATCTCTCCGGCGGTGCCAGTGACGGATGCCGATGCGGGGGTTTTTGCCGTAGCAATTCTGATGCGATTGTCGTTGACTTGAAGTCGAGCGCCGCCAGAGTCCGAGGACGTACCAACTAAGAGCCTGCCGCTGGAGTCGATGCGGGCTTTTTCACTGGCAGCAAGTTGAAACGCAATACCGGTACCAAAATAATCGTTAATAAAGGTTGTAGAGGTA